TTGATGTATATTCAGACGCTTTAACGATAAATAAAACTGAACCGCCCGAAAAAAAAGAACATGTGTTTTTTTCAAATAGAAATAGAAGGCGTAATCCGGCTATAAAAATAAGAATAGGAAGTGTTCATAATGTAATCACATCCATAGAGCCGAAACCTAAGCCATTGACTCCTCAAACGGTTGATCGGAAACAAATTAAAAAGCTCGATGAGAATGATCGTGTTTTGGAATATAAAGAAAGTATAAAAACGATTTTGTCTTATGTTTCAGATAAAATAAAACCCATTATAATTGAAAATAACGGCAAAAGAGCGACGTTTTTGGATGAATTTGGAGTGGATGTACATTATACAGAAAATAATAAGGAGTCTTTTAAACACAAGGGAATAAATGAACTCATGGATATTAAATCCGCGATATCAGCATATGATATTAAAGATGATGATATTGTGATAAAAATTACAGGTCGATATAAGTTAATAGATGATTCTTTTTTTCAAACGGTTATTAATAGTCTGCAATCATATGATGCTTTTATAAAATTTTTTAATGTTTTCACTGAAGAATTTATAGAAGACGATTGTGTATTGGGTTTATTTGCTATACGATGTAAACACTTGATAACATTTGAATACGATCTCACACAAGAAGTTCCCGAAACACAATTCGCTGAACATGTTCGAAAATCGAAATGTAGAATAAATGAAATAAAACGGCTTGGATTAAGCTGTAAATTTTCGGACACTTATAAAAAACTAGAAGTCTAGAACGTTTTGGTTTTTTGGGTTTTATTATTACCCGTTTTTCGTTTCACTGTTTTGTTTTTTGCCATTTTAGTATAAAACAAAGGATCAAAATGCTTAAACATACGATAGTCAGTTTGAAATGCACCCCATTTTGTAGCTTCCAATATTTCTTGAAATTGGGGTGAAAGAATAGCGGTTTTTATTTGTTGTCCATGTGTCTTGGAAGAAATGGGTATACCAAAGGTAAGTTGTGACATACCATATTTTCCTTCGCTATCGATATATGGATATTGTTTTTCGTTGAAATTCAATAATACTTTTTTAACACCGATCTGATCGGGATTTTTTGAATCCGAATATTTTATAATGAGTCCTTCTGCGACAATTCCATGAACAACCGGAACACTTTTTTTTTCTGAGCGTTTTTTTGAAAGCGGATGGGAATAATAATAGTAGGAAGAATCGAATATGACGGGTATGCCTTTTTCCAAAGGCACCATGATTCTTCGAATTGATTCAAATGCATAGTTGGGAATGAATGGCCAGCTAGATACAGGAAATGATTTATGTGCCGAATTTTTTTCATCAATGAGAACGTTCATTTTATAAGGTTTTTTTGATTCACTATTTTGTTTTTGAATAACATAGAGATCGATTCGAGATTGAATCCCGAATAATTGGACACCGTCTTGTTTCGAGTAAATATGTAAAAATAATAGTTTATTTTTACGTGTCATTAGTTCATATAGATCGGATTCGGGTCTACGCCAAGCGGCTGGTGTAATAAATGCTAGATGTCCACCTTGATTAAGAGTGTCAGATGATAATATGGATACGACGAATTTATCCCAGAGTATGTTTTTTCCCGCACCACCTTTATAGTCGGATTTTTTGGGACTTTGAAATGGTGGATTACCAATAACAATATCGAATGTTTTGACATATAACGCTTCCTTCCATCTTTCTTTTGCATCTAAAAAGTCGGCATTTACAATATTAGCCGATGGTCCAAAGATTCGTTTTAAATCGGTAACGCTTTTTTTATTGAGTTCGACCATGAATAACATGTTTTTTAAAATATGGGTCTTTCGACTATCCAAATCAGGTATCTTTTTTTCTAAAGATTTCAAAAGTCGCATGTATATTATAGCGGAGAACTGACCGAGTCCGGCAGCTGGATCTAACCAACGTAAATCTGGATTGGTCCAAACGGATGTAGGCAAAGCATCTAATAATTCATTTATCAATCCCACGGGCGTGAATACTTCACCGAGTTCGTTTTTTTGTTTCTCCCGAATCTGAGATTTTTCAGTGTAAAATTCTAGTATTTCTTCTTCACTAGATTCGGTTATAGATTTCATGATAAAGCTATTCTATCATGAGAAATAAAGAGGGGAAACCAAGGTTTCCCCTCAGACCCCTTCCTTCAATAAAGCTAGCCAAGATTCTACTTGAAAGGAGGGATCTTAAGGGAACCTTGGTTCCCTTAAATGGTTAAAATTCACATCTAAACCCCATTCACTAAAATGCATATCATCATAAAGTAAAGCATGATTCAACTTTATAATTTCGGAAGGGTCATGAATAATAATTCGATTTGGATGTAATTGTTGGATTTGAATCAAAGTGTCATAAATGATTTCACGAGAATCAATTGTTTTTTCTGGATCTCCGTAAATAATTTGTGGTCGAAAGTGGGATTGAAATAGGATGGGTTTTCCTTCCGGGATCATCTGAATAAGAGTTTGAATGTCAGAAAAAAGATCTTCTTTTGTTTGTATTCGCATAGAATAGTCTTTTGTGAGTTCGTACTGAACTTGGAATCTATCACGTTCATATAATTTCAAAGAACATATTTCAAACATATAAATGTCACATATTTCAAACTGTTCGTTAAGTCGCATAAGTTTATCTGGTGTTTCTGAAATAGGAGAAATTCGGGGTAAAAATTCGGTTTCATTATATGCAGTCAAAAAAGATTGTAAAATAGGAAGAGGGATATCAAGTTCTCCGCGGAAAAATCGAATCATTTGAATATGTTGTTTTACATTATGTAATTTTCCTAAAAAGTTGAATCCATGTAAGTGATAAAACTTGGAATGGATGGGATCCAGCCTGCCACGACCATTTCCAAGAGATTCTAATAAACGACAAGATCCGGAAGCATATACTTTTTTCATAAGTTAGTAAGATAACATATGAAAAGTTATTCGATCGGTGTAAATAAACGTTTTCTAGCGTCTACGTTTAATCTTTCTAGTTTTTGAATGACGTCGACTAGGTGATTTTTTTGAACCTTTTGAACCAGTTGATCTTCTAGTTTTTGATATTTTAGATTTCCTTCTACTTTTTTTAGATTTGATTCTAACGCCGGGAACCATACACTTGAACATATTCGATCGTATAAGCCCAGGTTTGCATCTTTTCACAATTTTTCTCTTGATTGGATTATATTCCACATTTGTCATTTTTGCTACTTTCGATGGTTCATAATATTTATTTATCATTTTTATCATATTCCCCAATGTCATCCAATTTCCTCTATATTTAGGACTTAATTCATTTTTAGCGAACAATATGAATTCTTGAGAAAAATAGCGATTTTCTAATAATATTTTGTCATCGGTCAAATCAAATGTTGTAGAATATACGTCTAATTTTGCCTCAATAAACCAATCATCGGATTCATCTTCTGTTACAGTTTCGAAATAATCAAAATAAGATGATAAAGAATACATAGGATCACCGTAGTTAGGTTCCCCTTTTTTCAAATGAGTTTTTACGGGATCGCCGTATTTATAGGTTCCATCTTCATCAAAATCGTCTTCTGGCATTTCATGATTTTCGTAAAATTCATTACAAATCTTCTCGTCAAAAAGTATGTCCTGTATTTCTTTTACATCCGTTATTCCAAAAAGTTCTTCTGCTAATTCTTTTACTCTTTCGTATAAAACCGCATTACTATGACGTGATGCAAATGATAAGTAATCTTTCAAATAGGTTTGATCCTCACCTTCACCTAATTTTGTCTTTTCTTTTAGAATTTCACCGTGGCCTTGAATGTAAGAAAACACTTTGTATAGAATAAAAAATAAATAAGTGCGGAAAGTTTTCTCAATGTTACTATTTATACTAATAACGCGGTCGGGATATTCTATATTGTGTTTGGCAATTAATTTATCAATAGCTGTCTCTACTACTAAAAAATTTCCGTCCTCACCTTCATGCTCTCGTATTAATTTTTTTCCTATTTTGAAAGAGGGTTCGGATTTCAAAAGTTCTTTCATAATTTCAAGTGCGTCGTATGCGTTACATCGAAATGTCATCTGTGGTGAAAATGTCATAGATGTTAAGCCTTTTGTTTTTGTTAATTTTGCTTCGTCATAAGTTGCCATGTAAAACAGATTGGTTCCAGGTTTATAATAGAGTTCGCGTTTATTGTCATAACTACCTAGTGGTGAATAATGTATTCTATCATCAGCTACAAGGAATGTTCCACGCATCCTTTTAAGATTTGCAAAATGGTCCACGATTCTACTGATCGCATCAACAAATGTATCCAAAATAATATTGGGATTTTCAGACTTTACAACATACTGACGTTCGGTCTTGGGTTTATAGTAGGTAACGACAACTTCAAGCCCGGAGAATGATCCACAATTTTCAGGCGAATCATCGGTAAAATGTATACGATATGTTCTACCCTTTCGGGTTTTGAATAAATACATGTCATTTTTTCCTATTCCTTTAGTAGCTAATTCTTTGCATCTTTTATCCAATAGTGTGCTGAAATAAATTTCACCATTATCGTTAGTGAGTTGAAATTTAGTATTTTCTCTATCGTGTTGTGTGTCTTTTGCTCTATTCTCAAAAAAATATTCTAAATAAGAATCTTTCTCCTTTTCTTTGAACCTGTCTTCTTTTTCTTCCTCTTCTAAATATTCGTAAACCGCGTCGAGTATCTCATCCATATCATCTTCGTTTGCTTCTTCTTCCTCGCCGAATTCTTCTGCGTATTCTCTTGCAAGTTCATCCTCTTCGTCGTTTTTTTCCATTTTTGCTTCGGGAACTTGTTCCGGTGTTTTTGGTTCACGTTGTGACGATTTTCCGAGTTTTGATTTGGGAACATGGACCGTCAAATAATTTTCACCAAACGGTCGAATATCATCCTCTGCTATTTTTCCCTCAACCGTTCGGAGTGTTAGATCGGAATTTATGAGGGCTTTCCTATCTCTAGATAATGACATTTTTGCGAGATCGTGTGATTCAAATTCATATCCTATACTTAATATTTTTTTAAATGCGGCACTTGCAAAAATACTTCCTCCTTTTTGTGTCATTCTATATAATGCTTATAAAAAATTAGGGGGAACCACCGGTTCCCCCTAAAACCCCTTCCCGCCCTTCGGGTATAACAGTTCCTTACCAGTTTACGTAACAACAAATAAATTCAGAAAACAATATAATTATTCTGGGGTCCCGGTGGATAATGCTGAATAATAGGGTCTTCGGAATCATTGATTAGTCCTTAACGAATCGGAATTCGCCCCCTGGTTTCGTAAATCATATTGCGATTCACTTGATAAATTAATTGTCGAATGGGTTCATAATACATATTATTTTGCCACTCTCCACTATACGATTTTGGTTGAATGCGATTACCATAATCATCGTAGTCGTCATATATTATATACAATGTACCTTGTCCATGACGTTTTCCCTTCGACCAATCTCCACGATAGGTCGCATTTTCTTCCCAATAATCCATCTGACCGTTTCCATGAGGAACATCCGTGCTTGTAATAGGATCTGCGGTAAGTTCACCTTCATAAATGTCACCATTGTCGTAACACATTATCCCTTTTTTGGGCAATCCTAGTCGGAATTCTCCGCGGAATTCGTTTCCATTTGCGTACTTCATATAACCCTGGCCGTCTTCTTCATCATTAAACATATCACCTTCATAATGATTTCCACATGCATAATGGTAGATTCCATATCCGGACATCTTTCCCTTTTTCCAATCTCCATCATAATATTCTTTTCCATCGGCCCACATGAAAATGCCTTTACCGTGTTTCTTGTCGTTTTGCCAATATCCGTCATATGTGTTTTTTTTTGTATCAGTGAACTTACCGTTTCCATGTCTCTTATCGTTGAGCCATTCGCCTTCATATTTACTTTTATCTCCATAAATCATGGTTCCTTTTCCTTCATAATCATCGTCAACGAATTCTCCACAATAATAGTCGCCGCTTTCGGAATCAAAGAGTTCACCTTCTCCGTGCATGAAATTATTTATCCAGTTACCCGATTGGATACTACCATCGGGCCATTCGTATTTGCCATTACCATGCCGAAGATCGTTATGAAAATACCCTTCATATGTTTGACCTTCACCATAACACATTTCGCCTTGCCCTTCGCGTTTTCTGTCGACAAACCCGCCTTTGTAAAATGCATCATCATCATAGACGACTTTGAATATTCCCGGTTCTAGTTCTTCTATGGTTACAATGAAAGAATCAGGATCGTTCATTTTTGCTTTATTTTTTGAAATGAAACGTTTATAATAGACACGCGTTTTGAGAAATGTTTTATTATTGATAAAACATTGCTTTTGGTTCAATTTTATTCAAAAGTTCCGTTCCACCTTTCCTTTTAAGGAAAGGATCTTAAGGTGTAAGCTTCGTGGAAAATCGTTGGTTACCTTACATCGGAGTCAACCATGAGACGCACTAGTTCATCGAAATTAATCGAAGGTTTCCATCCTAAAACTGTATTCGCTTTTGTCGGATTTCCCAATAATAAATCGACTTCTGTGGGTCGGAAATATTTGGCGTCAATAAAAATGAGATCACGTCCAGTTGTCAAATCATATCCGATTTCATTGACACCTTCACCTTTCCATTGAATATTGAAACCTCTCAATGCAAACGCTTTCTCAATAAATTCGCGAACTGTATGCATTTCTCCGGTGGCCAAAACAAAATCTTCGGCGACATCATGTTGTAAAATCCGCCACATTCCTTCCACATAATCACGTGCATGTCCCCAGTCACGTAGAGAATCAATATTGCCCATAACAAGACGGTCTGATTCCCCTCTCAAAATTTTACCCAAACCAATGGTAATTTTACGGGTTACAAAGTTATGTGCACGTCTCTCAGATTCATGATTGAATAAAATTCCGTTACATGCAAATAATCCATAGGCTTCACGATAGTTTTTTACAATCCAATATGCATATAATTTCGCAACACCATATGGAGATCTTGGATAAAAGGGAGTGGTCTCACTCTGTGGAGTTTCTTGTACCAATCCATAAAGCTCACTCGTTGATGCTTGATAAAAACGAGCAACCTTAGATAATCCATTGTTACGTATGGCCTCTAAAATCTTTAGGACTCCGAATGCATCCGTATCAGCTGTATATTCGGGCATTTCAAAAGAAACTTTTACATGACTCTGTGCGGCCAAGTTATATATTTCCAAGACGGACATGTCTGCGTACAAATTTTTTATTTGTGCGAGACAAGAATAAAGACAAGCTCCATCCGTCATATCACCATAATGAAGAATCAAATTTTTATTGGAAAAAACGTGTTCAATGCGATCAGTATTGATCAAAGAGCTGCGTCGGATTAACCCATGAACAAAATATCCCTTTTCCAAGAGAAGTTCAGCCAAATAAGACCCATCTTGTCCAGTTATTCCAGTTACAAAAGCGACCTTTGACATTCAAGTCTTTATTGTATATATAGGATTCTATTTTTATATCATGCTTTATATATTATTATATTAAACATAATGATTCCAACGACAATTTTTCAGATTTTTATAGGATTCGATAACCGAATACATAATTTATTACAGGATAAAATCCATAGATTTTTCCGTGAAAATTTGTTTTATGAACATGTGTTTATAACAAATGAAGAACAAATGATTGCATTCATAGAAGAGAAGGGAAATGAATTGTTGATGAAGTGTTATTTAAAATTGGGTACAATTGAAGCAAAAGTCGAGTTCTTTAAATATTTGGTATTATATGAATATGGTGGGATTTATTTAGATATTTCTAAGACGACAAATATGAGAATGGATGATTTTATTACGGAAGGCGATTCCGCAATAATTAGTGCGTCAGAAACAAAAGGAATGTATTGTAATGATATTTTATTCTTTGAAAAAAATCATCCCATTCTAGAGCGAGTTCTATGTTTAATTATAAAATATGTGGATGAAAATAGATATAATGGAGATTTCGATGAAACCGTTGGACAGAAATTGTTTTCCAAGGCGGTGCGGATCGGGCATTTCATTGAATATAATGAAAATGTGGATTTAACAAAATTGAAAAAATATAGTGAATTGCGTTTTTTAAGACCACAGTATAAATATAGAATTTGGGGTGTAGAATTTAATGGTGTTTTTTATTAATTAATTTAAATAAACAGTGCAGTTTTCTTTTGATCGTAATCCATTTCCCAAACAAATGTTGTTATGTAACCCACGTTTGTAAAAGAAAACCCGTAACGAACCGTTATAAATACGAATTTTCCTGTTGAAGATTTGAACCATACTCCACCTTTTACTGGTGCGGCGTAATGGTCGTTTCGAATCTGTTTAATTTTTGGTCGTTTTAGTAACATAGCATACCTTGGATCGTTTTTTGGTATGCGATGTATGTGGATGAATTTTCCATTTCGCCAACAGGCTTCACCTGTATATAATTTGATGATGTTATGGACATCTGTGGGGAATTTGATTTTTAGTACCTGTGACATGGTTGTTTGATATAAAAAATTTGGTTGATACCGGAATCAATTTTAAGGGGAAACCGATGGTCTTCAGAATCAGCGAAGCTGATTCCAGCCCCTTTAACCCCTTCCTTTAATTTTATTCGAATAGGAGGGTTCTGAAGGGAACCTTGGTTCCCTTCATTTCTTTTTGATCGCAATGTTTTTAACAGCAATCTTTTTCTTCTCCCCTCCCGCCTGAATCTTCTCTCTCTTCACCTTATACAACGCATACTCCTTATCCAAATTCGTCAGTTCGGAAAGCCACATCTGTTCCAAACTAGTGGCCTTAAGTTTCTCCAGTTCCGCATCCGTATCCGCCTTTTCCTTCAGAATGTTCGCCACATTTTCTTGTGTGACGGAATCCATCGGCATCTTGATCAAGTACTTGAAGTCATCATCGATCTTTGCAAAGTTCATTGATTCCAATAAAGCCGTAACTTGAACCGCGGTCTTCTTCCTCAGATCCACCGATCCATCCAGTGTCGCCAAGATGTACCTGGCACGATTGGAAAGTTTCACCAGCTTCTTCTCCATCTCCTTCACCAAATTCGCCTTTCGTTTTCCATACATAGAAAGTCGAGTTTCATAAAAGTCATCGATCAGTTCCTCGACTTTCGCATACTTATGTAGTTTACAATCCGCATCGAACATATGCATATTCGTCGTTGAAACCGTGGTAGAAAGCTTAAGTAGTTTTTCGACGCCATTGACACCTGTTGCTGAATCCTTAACCGCTTCTAGTTCGGCCAATTTACCCTTTGGTAAAACCACAGTAATATCGATCGATACTTCTGTCGAAACGTTTGTGAAGTCTTTGATCAAAGGTGGAATCTTCTTTCCGGCTTTGTCCACTGATCCATCCACAAGTCCCTCGAGAACCGTGATATAAGGCATGGTCCAGGTTCCAAC